TACCCTCGTGCTTGACCGTGCTGTCAGTGCCGCCCTTGCGATTGTGGTGAGCGATCAGGACGGTGATTCCGTTGTCCAGGAGTTTCTTGAATGCGTCGTAGAGTTTCCGCATCTGCGAGTTGTCATTCTCATCCATGCCATGGATGCGGACCAGTGAGTCGATGAGCACCAGGCCAATACCCTGCGACTGACAATGCTTTACAATCCTCTCGACATCAAGCGGTTGGTCGAACCTGATGCCTACACGGTTAAGGTAGCCCATTCCTTCAGCCGAACGCATTCCGAGTTTCCTGAGCCGTTCTAGGACCTTCTGGACACCCATCTCTTCATCGAGGTAGAGGACGCGAGTCTGTGGAATCTCGAACTCATTGAGCCACTTGCCACCAAAGCAACAGGCGCGGATGAGATCGCACATCACCCACGTTTTGCCACTGCCTGGCGGCGATGAAAGATAATGAAGTCCGCCAGTCGAGAGCACGTTCGGAATCAGCCACGACTGTTTACCGAGTTTCTGTTCTTCGACCTCCATGCGGGTCCAGTCCCAGACCTCCCAGGGAGCGAGAGTCTGGCCGCCAGGCAGGTCATCCGGCACGGTACCTGCTGCCCATTGTGACCAGAATCGACCGACTGTCTCGAGGATGACTTCGCGGTCCAGTGGCGGATCACAATATGTGTCGCTCCACCAGACCGCTTGCAGCTGTGCGACGTCGATCGTGTAGCGCTTTGCCCGGAGAAAACCCAAGAGTGTCACAAGTGCGTTATTACGGCCACCGAAGGCGCCACCCGATGCCGGGTGAGGTTGCCACAGTTTGTCCCAGTGATGCTCACCATGAGCGATGATGCGGGCATGCGTGGCCATGTCTCCGGCAACCATGAGCCGGAGATCGTCCAGTGAAAGTTCTTCCATGTTGTTCCTAGTCTGTGAATGTCTGCGTGTCCAGCGCAGTGGTTACGAGTTTACGACACTCTTCCGCATGTGCAATCATGCCCATACCTCGCATCTGCTCGATGCCGATGATGGTGTGATTGAAACAGTACAGCAAATAGTCGCCGTGCTTGTACTTGCCGAGATTCCAATTGCCCCGCTCGCGCTTTGGAAGGTCCCCCGCTTTGGCGGCGATCAATAGGCGTGACCACTCATCGCCCCATGGATGCGTGGTCTGTGTCTCCTCGACGATTCTGGAGGCCTCTGGCGGATACTTTGCGAGTTCCACCAATCTCGGAAGTTCGCGATTCTTCCAGTTTAGAGTTCCAGGAACTCGTAGGATTCTTGACGGGTTCTTGCACTTGACGTCAGCGGCACTCGAGAGTGTGAGCATCCATCTCTCGAGCAGCTGTATAAACTCTCGCTGTTCTGTTGGCTTAGTCCCAATGCCGACCACTTTAAGTCGCCTGTAACAGTGCAGCCCTTTTCCTGATCTGACAGCGACTGTGACTTTATCAAGCGTTGCAGTCTGATCCAGACCAGCAAGGTCATCGATGTCGCACCAAAGTACACCAGCAGTATGGACATCATTGTCCCGTCCTCCTTTTCGCCAGCGTGGAAGAACGCCGACGTACACATCATCTCCAGCGTCACTCCACTGGATACACGCTTCGCCGATGCCGGTCCAGTCTGCTTCCGTCCTTGGAAGTTCCCAGAAGCGCATCTGCACCTTGCCCTGATTCATCGTTCGAATCTCGACGAAGCCGTCAGAGTACGGCTCGAACAGCCATGACAAAAATGTCACGGCCTGTGAAACACGATTCATAGTTACCCCTTACAATCCTGTATGTCCAAACAGGTTCCGACACATTACCGCAAACAACCGATGCAGCCCATCGAGATAATCGATGCCTATGGTCTCGACTTCAAACGAGGCAATGCTCTCAAATACCTTTTACGAGCAGGTTCTAAACCTGGCGAAGATAAGACCGACGATTTGCTGAAGGCTGTCTGGTATCTGATCTGTGAGATGCACAGCATCGAGCTCGCCGATGAGATCAACGAGCAGCTGTTACTTGATGCCACTGGCGATGCCTAGATATCGACACGTCGCCTCGACTGCTTCGTCCCAGGAATATGCAACGAACCACAGGTAAGCATCACCAACAGACTCACGAAACGAGATCTGTCCTGGCGTTAGTTTGTTCTTGCCTGACTTCATCTCGATCCACATCCCGCAGTGCTGTCCCATCTGCACAGGAATGAAGATGTCCCAGACGCCGGCCTTGAGTCCTTCGGACTTCATGCGGCCACCTGTGGCCTTCGACCTGTAGCCGCCATTCGGCACAGCGAAAATTGTGCCTAGGCGCGCATCGCTGCCACTCATCACCCTGCACCAGTTGAAATATGCGATCTGCTGTTCTGACTCGTTCAAAGTTCCATCCTCTCAAATATCTCCGCCAGGACATCAGCCCCAGCGGCCACCCGTAATTTGTCGATTGCGCGCACCTGGATCTGCCTGATGCGCTCGCGACTGTAGCCGATCAGGATTCCAACATCCTCGAGGGAGCGACCATCCGACAGACCGTCGAACCCAAAGCGTAGACGAAGACATGCGATCTCACGGTCCGTCAGAACTTCCATGACCGTGCGCAGCTGCGCGTAGAGGATTTCTCTGTCTAGACGGTCACCGACAGGAGGTTCACCTGATGGCATGAAGTCGTATCGACTTTGGCCGTAGGCATTAGGCTCATCGATGCTTGAGACTAGCTTCACATCGTGCTGGAGGATCTCTGTCAGCGACTTGACGTCGAGTGATTCAATCTGCTTGTGAAGATATCGCGGGTAAGTGTGCACGACCTCACGGACGTACGCAAGCAGTTCCGCCGGTGTCGGAGTCTCACCGTGCTTGACGATGTACTCTTGGCGCGAGACTCTGATGTGCGACAGTTTAGCGATGGCGTGTGACGGTAATCTGATGTCACGACCACGGCTCTCGATGCCGCGACCGATAGCCTGGCGGACCCAGTTGGTCGCGTAGGTGCTGAAGCGGTGACCGAGTGACGGGTCATAGCGCTGGACCGCGTGGTGTAGTCCGAGCATGCCATCAGTTAGCATGTCCTCGTGTTCGCATCCACGACCACGAAACTTCTTGGCGATTGCGCTGACCATTCGGACGTTGTGATTGACGAACTCAGCGGTCGCTTTGTCTTTGTCACGCTGGACACCACTCTGGACCATGCGTCCGAGAAAGAACTCCTCATCGGGCGTCAGGAGTCCAGTGGTGCTCGTGCGTCTGCTACCTCGATACTGTGACCAGGTATTGATGGCGTCAGTCACGAGCTTGCATCGCCTGATGTGCACGGTGATCTGGTGAGTTCGGCGTGTTCCAGTCGGACGCCATCATGCATGCTGTCCACACAGCCAGGACAACCACGACGAAGCTGCCGACCATCTGGATGCGGCGCTGTGTCCGGAGGCGGCGCTCACGCTTGAGCTCACGCTGTGAGCAGATGTCACAGATGCGATGTCCACGACCATAAGGCACCGCGTTCGTGCGATGGCATTCGATGCATGTAAGTTTGATGTTTCTTATGTCCATTGTCCTAGTCCTATTCTGTCTATTGCGGAAGAGTCTGTCCTGTACGCTTGCACAGGATCCACAGCTGCACTTCGTATTCACTGCGACCGATTGCATCAGCGATGCGCTTGACGGTCGACTGTCTGACAGCATGAGCGCCGGAGAGCATCCGACACACTGCCGATTTGTGGATGCCGAGTTTCTCAGCGATATCCACCTGTGTATGTCCGTAAATCATGTCATCGTTATACACACAGTTGACACAGTATGTCAACCCGTGCTAGGATGTTGATGTGATTGGACATCACGACGAAGGATTAGGAAAATGAAAAGTTCAGCTATCGCGACGGTCAAGTGGTTCATCGAGCAGGGTTTGACGATTCAACTTAGCAGCCCTTCCGGACTGCATGACATCGATCTCGATGAGGCCATCGATGCCATCGAAGAATGCGAAGACGATGACATTCGTGTCGATGATGACGTGGTCATCTTTGGCATGGGTGACGTTTGCATCAAAGCGAAAAACTAAGGGGGACAGGATGACACAGGAACGGGTTGACCTTAAATGGAAGTGCGGCCATACCGCACACATCACGGTTGGATATACGCAGGGGGACCT